CAGTTGTACTATAAGTTACCAAGTTTAATAACTTAGACCGTTAGCACGTCTCTAAACTACGCCATAAACCTATTTAGCTCGGAGAGCTTCCTTAAATGGCATTAACAAAAGCACAAGAAAACGATAAAATAGAAGTCGTTTCAAAATGGAACATTCAAGTTAGGAATGCAACAATTATTAAAGATGATGGAAAAGAGATTTCTCGTACCTTTCATAGAAAAGTAATCGTACCAGGAACACTTGATGCAAGTGATAACTTAGTTGATACAGATATCAGTGGAGAAGATGCAGACGTACAAGCAATAGCTAATGCTGCATGGACTACACAAGTCAAAGCTGACTATAAAGCATTCTTAATCGCAAACAAAAACACACCAGGAGCATAAATGACCCACCACGTTACAGACAAAATCAACGCACTTACTACTGAACTACAAACAGTAATAGAAGAACATAATCAACTTGTACAAAAAAAGCAAGAATTATTAACTAAAGCTACTGAACTACAAGGAGCTTTAAAAGCTTTAAAGGAGTTGAATGAAGATCAACCTACCGAAGGCGAGTCTTCCTAAAACTCCTACAGCTCTACCTACGATGGAAATAGAATTTAAACCACCTAATGCTAGGATTCCTGGGTATATACCTATGGTAATCCCTCCAAGTGATTTAGAAGCTCCTGAAGGGGTAGAGACAGAAGCTACAGAAGAACCTCAAGCACCGAGTTTAAAGATACCTGTACTGGATATACAGATGCCAGTACCTGAGACAGCAGTAGTAGTAACAGCTGTAACTACAGCAGTTGTAGCAGTCGCTACTACTACGCTTACTCAGTCTTTATTTGAACCAATTAAAAAGAAAGTTCAGAAACAATTACAAGCTAAAGTCAACAAATGGAAGGAAAAACGGAAGAAAAAAAAGGACTCCTCGGAAAGCTAAAAGATGCAGCAGAGGACCAAGAACATCAAATCCAGATCCTTGGAACATTCGTCAGACTTGGCGTTGTGGTTTGGTCTGGATTTATCATTACAATGAATTACGTAGAAATACCTATGGTCAAGAAATCTGGTAATAGTGATATTACTTTTGTAGCTTCGGTATTTACTGGAGCACTTGCGACTTTTGGTTTGACTACTGGTAATTCTAAAGGTAAAGGAACACCTGTAAACTGTCCAATGGCTAAAAAGAAAGATGAGTGAATTTTTTCAAGTCATCGTATGGAGCTATGTTTACGGTTTAGCTGTTGTATTGCTCTTTAAATTTGTTCAAGACACTGCAGAAGAAGAATGAAAAAATGGATTTTAACCCTGTTACTGCTATCACCAACTGCTGTAAGAGCAGAATTAGTAACTCCCAACTTTACACAAGGGAGTATGAACTCAACCACTACGACGACCCAAGAGATCGTAGAAGAGATAACTACAACAACCTATGGGTCCAAATTAGACAAATGGACTGGGGAAAATATAACCCATACTTCAGCAACATCTGGAGGAATAGTAGATTCAGATTCAGTATTCACCTTGCACACAGCTGGAGATCCATTCGAGTTAGAAGTGGTAACAAGAGCAGCCAGTCAGGTACTGTCAGTAACAGAAATAGAAAGAGAAATCGACACTACTTCTACTACGGTATCCTTATCAGTCTTCTCTCAATAGCTCCTGTAAAAGCAGATGAAGGAGAAACAAACAACACCTCCAACCCTGTGGCAGCAGCAACAGGAAATGTTACCAATCAGGCTGTACAGTTCCAGAATAACGGTGCTCCCAGCCGACAGCATTATGGTCCCAACATATCGTGCAACGGATCTACTATGACGTTTAGCCCATTTTATATGGGTAATCATACGAAACCGTTTGATATAGATGAAGATGGTATGCGTCAATCTAGTTATACTGTAGGTGAAAACTGGGGATTCCAGGTTAACTTTATGGTACCTCTTGATAAAAGAGGGTTAGAAAGATGTCGTACTATAGCTGAACGTCAAGAAGAAAAAATGCGTCTTGATTATGAATTAGTTAGGGTATTAAAATGTGGAGAGTTACAGCAAAAGGGATTTATGTTAAAACCTGGATCTCGTGTTGTAGATATGTGCTCTGATGTTATACCTATAGCTAAATGGGAAAAAGACTTAAAAATAGCTGTTGAAAAGAATCTAAAAGAAACCTGTACACCTATCAAAAAAGGATGGAAACAATGGCAGAAGCAGAAGTATCAGAGTCCTCCGACACAAAAAAAGTAGTAAAGAAAAAAGAACCTAAAACCAAGGTAAAGGTTCCTGGTAAACTATCAGAAAAAGCCACTCGTGGTACCCTTGACAAACGTTAATTTCACTAAACAAATGATTATCATCAAACCAGTCCTCATGGCTTTCCTAACTTCAAACGCAGTTAAGGAATTAGTTATCTCGCTGTTAGAAGCATATTCTAAATCTACGGATAATACCATTGATGATCAGGCTGTAGCACTAATTAAGAAAAACTTATTTCCTGGTCTTAAAGAATAATGTCAAGTAATACAAGAGTTGCTGATAGTTTTAAAACTCCAGTAGCTAATTATCAATTAGATACTAGTGCAGATAATGATGCTAGTGTAACAATTCCATGGGCTAGTCGTTGTATCTCTATTTATTCAAGAGATAAGCAACATAGATGGAATGTAAACTCTTCATCAGGATCTACCACCCATTTCATTGCTCAAGATGAACGTCTTCTTATCCGTATGCCTGATAACGATGGACAAGCTATTAAACTACATGCTAGAGTAAATGGAACAGGCACAGGTAGTTTAGAAATCACCGCTTACGCAGAAGATAGTTAAATGAGAAAAGCTAAAACCCGTGCCACTGAAGCTCAGTTTAATGAACTTCATGGTATATTAACTACGGAGTTTTTAGCCAGGATAAAATCAGGTGAAGCTACAACAGCTGACCTGAAAGCGGCTGCAGATTGGCTAGCAAAGAATGATATTACAGGTGTAGCCTTTGATAGTTCCCCATTAGGGAAGCTAGCTGATCTTATGCCTAAAGTTGATTTTGATGCAGTACAAAACGCAGTTACACGCTAATGGCTCCTAAAAAACTTCCTGTTTCAAAACTAAAGAAGAGTGCCAGAAACTACCGTAAGAACCCTTTATCTAGAGCAAAGAAAAATGCTGCTCAACGATCAAGGAACAAGCTCAAGATCAATAAGAGATACCGTGCTGAACTAAACCGTGCTCGTCGTAAAGATGGTAACTATGGTAAAGGCGGTAAAGATTACTCACATACTAAACGAGGTACATTAGTAAGAGAGAATGCTTCAAAGAATAGAGCAAGAAACCGTAGTAGAAAATGACACCAGTACTTCCTAACGCAAACCATTACACTTACAATCTATTAGCTATGACTTCATCTGAGGCAAACCGACTCTGGAGAAAAGCTATTAAAGAGGCAAACAATTATGAATGTATTTATTGTGGAAAATCCCATAACGAGAATGATCTTACCATTGATCATGTTCACCCCAGATGTATGGGAGGTTGTTCCCATACTAGGAATTGTGTACCCGCTTGTGTTAAATGTAATCAAAGCAAAGGAAGTCAAAACTGGCTAGACTGGTTTAGGAATAATTTTCCACCAGACCCTTTTAGAGAACAACATATCCTTCAATGGATTCAATAGCACCTATGAAATTATTTTTAGATACCGCTGATACCAAAGCGATTTACGACAGATTAGATACAGGGTTGATAAGTGGTGTTACCACCAACCCTACCTTAATCTTTAAGAGTGGTAAACACCCACAACAAGTTTATAAAGAACTGATTGATAAGGGTGTAGAAAATGTCAGTATGGAAATCACTGCAGATAACCGTAAAGATTTCTTTTCAAGAGCTGCTGGACACGCTAAAACATACGGAGAAGCAGCTACTATTAAATTACCTTGCTCTGAGGATGGTCTATGGGCTTGTAAGCAGCTTAGTAAGGTTAATATACGTACTAATGTCACTTTAGTCTTTAGTGTCTCTCAAGCGATTCTAGCAGCCTTAGCTGGAGCTACATACATTTCACCTTTTGTAGGTAGGATGGATGATAACTCTTTATCTGGTTTATCATTGATCAGTGATATATCTAAGGTATATAAAAAGCAGTTTATTAATACTATGATATTAGCTGCTTCTATTCGAGATGTGCAGTCAGTTGGGAAAGCTTTTGAGCTTGGAGCTGATATATGTACTATACCACCTAAAGTTTTTGATAGTATGTACAAACATGTACTTACAGATAAAGGTTTAGCACAATTTAACGAAGATGCAAATTCAACAACAGCTTAAGGATGACTTTAGGTACTTCTTAACTGCCGTTTGGACACACTTAGCCTTACCAGCACCTACAAGAGCACAACTTTGTATAGCAGAATACTTACAGAATGGACCCAAGAGACTCCAGATTCAGGCTTTTCGAGGTGTTGGTAAATCTTGGATTACTGCAGCTTTTGTTCTTTGGACGTTATATAACGACTCAAATAAGAAGATCATGGTTGTATCGGCTTCTAAGGATAGAGCTGATTCATTCTCGATCTTCTGCCAAAGATTAATCCTTGAAGTACCTTGGATGTCCCATCTTAAACCTAAGAATGACGATCAAAGGTGGTCAAGAGTATCATTTGATGTAGGGCCAGCGGCTCCACACCAGGCACCCAGCGTTAAATCGGTTGGTATTACAGGTCAGTTAACTGGAAGTCGTGCAGACTTGATGGTTTTAGATGACGTGGAGGTACCAAACAACAGTATGACCGAATTACAACGTGAAAAATTACTGCAATTAGTGACTGAATGTGAGTCTATCCTTACTCCCAAGAAGGATTCTAGGATTATGTTCCTGGGAACCCCTCAAACTACCTTTACTGTTTACAATAAATTACGTGAAAGGGCTTATAAACCGTTCGTATGGCCAGCTAGGTACCCCCGAAAGGTGGCTATGTATGATGGCTTACTTGCTCCACAGCTAGAACAAGACTTAAATAATGACTCAGAACTCACTTGGGCACCAACGGATACGAGATTCCGTGAAGGAGATTTGCTGGAACGTGAATCTGCTATGGGTCGGAGCAACTTTATGTTGCAGTTTATGCTCGACACTTCTCTATCTGATGCGGAGAAGTTTCCTCTCAAATTTGCCGATCTCATCATTAATCCAGTCAACCCCGAAACAGCTCCAGAAAAC